AGCTTTCATGATCTCCGTACATTTCAAGGCACGAACTAACTCATAATCAAGTCTCATTTTTTGTTCATGCTTCTTGGCGATACCTTTGCAAATCTCTGTCATCTCACCATCTAAAGGAATAGCAAAGTTAAGTTGCATTCCCCAGTTATTACTTTTGACGTAACCTGTTTGTTCAAACGGAACAGTATCATTTCCCATATAAAATGGAGAAAACGTCATGGTAGCTCCGTTACAGCTATTAGAATTTGCAAAGTATTGACGGGACGGTGCTCCATTGTTTTGGAATTGCACCGCTTGATTCGTGACATTACCCGTAGCGGCGGCTACAGGGTTAGAAGTGTTTTGGACTTTAGGATCTTCTTGTGCAAATACAGGTGTACTTACTGAGAGAAGACCGACAAAGAGGTAGTGGTAGAAACCTGTTGAATGGTTTCGGTTACCAGGCTGTCTTCGATAATTCCAGCTGCTCTGGTCACTACTTCTAGTTGAAACTGTTCTCCTGCATTGGTTACAGAATAGGTGGTGGAGGCGTCTAAAATGTCCCCACTTGGTGTTACATTGGTTCCAGACCATGATTTGTAATCGCCACCATAAACATTGGTCGCAATAGTACGGTCAATATCCACAGTGGTAGTAGTAGTGGATTGCATAGACCCCTGAGTAAAGTTAGGGGTGACTTGTTGTGCTGCTGCAGGGCTACCCAACATCAGCAAAATTAAAAGAAGCTTTTTCATTCCTTTTTTTCTCTAGTAATGGAGAACGTAGCAAGAGTACCGCTAAGGATTGATGCAACATAAGTTGGATCCATCTTAGGCATCCACCCAGCATAGCTAGCCGTTAAGAGTCCGGCTGACCAGCAGAGGACAATGAATTTGATGAACTCCCCCTTTTTGTTATTTTGTTCCATGTTGTCTTAAGTAGAGGTTTAAAAACCATTACTAAGTATTTAAACAAGGAAGTAGCAGTCAAAGTAGCGGCTACAGAAATAAATGCTGTAGTAGCTGCGGTAGTCATAATAGTTGTGGTGGGCATTGGTACTTCAATGTCCGTAAATGGTATCTCAACTATCTGAGCTTCAGGTGGAATGTTAGGCGGTTTGGGTGCTTCTTTTCTGGTTGTTTTGGTCTCTTCTTGAGGAGGTTCTTCTTCTGAGTTAATCCCTTCAATACCTGGCGGTGGACGAAGGGTGTTAGGAGGCACCACAAGCGGCTTGTACGAGGGTAAAAGTGCTCGTGGGACCTCCAGTACCGGGCCAGGTAATTGAGGGGCTTCAGGGAGCTTCCAGAGGGGTAACACGGGAGGCTCTGCCCACTCCATCAGAGATTACCAAAAAGACCACGTTCAATAAAGTCAACTGCCTGATCATCAACAGTGTTATCAGTCTGCTGTGCAAGTTTACGCAGCATGTCAATAATAAGACGCTTGACTTGATTTGAATTAATAAACGAAAAAAAGAATTGGACGGATAAGGGTGATCATGGTGATTATTAGGTAGTGGGTTCAGTAGGCCAAGTCACGTTATGCGGGAAACCATCAGTAGACGTTAGGTCCCGCAGTGCTTGACGGTAAGTAGCCCAAGCGTTAGTGTCAGCAGTGTTATCTGCAAGTTGAGTCCAATCGCTATCAGCAAGACGCTTGTTGCGGTCAGCACGGACACGTTCTGCAGCTTCGTCGTCAATACGTTGACGGTAAGCAGCTTCGTTGTCAGCAGCAGTAGTAACTACACCATCTTCATCAGTGGTGTCGGTAAACGTCGGTCCAACAACGTATTTAGTGAACCATTGACCGTTAACTTCTTCAACTCCATCACGAACACTAGTTTCATAAGGAGCAGTAACGGTAGCTTGAGGACCTTCAAGAATAGGGTCGTAACCGTATTCATTAAGGATTTCAGTGGTCAGTACACGAGGGAAACTGACGCTAGGATTAGAGTCACGGAACTGCCGATCAGTGATGACAGTCCCAGTCGATTGATTACGGAGTTCCATAGTTAAGCAATTGCAAGGAAGATGTAAGAGCCGCCGTTGGCGTTAATGGCAGCAGGAGCAGACGAAGAGATTTGGAAACCAGAACTCAGCGGGTCGATGTAGTCGGTGCCTGTTGCT